TTGGTTCATTTGACAGATGATTATGCGCCGCAATAATGCGCACATTCAACGATAACAAAATAAAGGAGAGATTTAATGTCTAATATTATTCGTTTTACATTCGTTGGTGATCCTGTGATTCCCAATAAGGGATTGATTACAGAAGGAAAAACTCCGTGGGACAGTGAAAGTTTGAGACTTTCTCTCGGAGTGAAAGTTGATGACAGCACTGTATTCGCTGGGCTGTACGATTCTGTAAAAGAAACAATCAAAACAATCGATACAGACAACCAGCCCATGGAAATCGACTGGGAAGACCGCACAGATGAACAGGTAAGAGAAAAGGTCGCCGGATTCAGAAAGTATCGTACCAACATTGGTAGTGACGAAACCCTTACTTTCATTACTGGCTATGATTTCATTTCCTATCTTGCTGCCGCTCTGCAGGATTACAACGATCCCATTGTTGTTAATGGCACATTGGATATTCGCTATGACAACAAAGGAATTCTTCGGAAAAACTACAACATTACAAGCGTCTGGAAGGCTCGTGAAAACGAAGCTAAGAAGCTCGCTGTTATTGGAGACCTGTATTTCAGCAGCAAAGCTCTCGATAAGTCCTGCTTCGATGAAACCAAGAAGATGTTCCTGGATTCCTATGTCCTGCAGTATATCAACAAAGATGAGGGTTCCAAGTTCGTTCCGTTCCCGACTGTGTTGAATCTGTCGAAATACAACGACGAGAACGAGCATCATCAGCAGTTGAAGAAGTTCAAGCTGTCTTGTATCGAATACAAGAAGAACACCATCCATCATATGATGTGGGAAATGCGTGTTGTGGATGGAACTGAAGAAGTCGAGTTCACAGAAGATCAGCTGACTCCCCTGCAGAAAATGCAGATCGAGTTGGGTACAAGAACCCTTGATGACTTCCGCCCCCGTGGATCTATTCGTGGTCCGCGCAATCACGAAATCCGCCTTTTTGAACCTGTATGTATGGGAGATTTCGAAAACGGCCTCGTGGACTCTGACATGAAAATTTCGGAGTTCGAAGACCAGATTTACATTCCCGCAAAAGACGAGAGTGTCGAATCGATGGAAACAGTTGACGAGCACGTCTCTGATTCGTCAACCAAAGATGCAAGCGATGATGAATTGTTCTGATATTGGAGGATGACATATGGCCCGTAAATTCGGTAAGAGAAACGAAATCAAACTTGATCCTTTGAAGTACAATCTTTGCCTCATTGGCGAAGGCGGCATTGGCAAGACCACAATCATAAAAGAATATTGTGAACGTCTCGCCGGCCCAGACGGATATATGTTCCTGGATTGCGGAAAAGAAGACGGTAGCGATGCAATCAATGGCATCGTGTCTGAGCCTGTATGGGATTGGGAGAAGTTCGATGAGGTCACATCAGACATCATTGAGAATAGATATACAGATTACGAAGATCTGAAAGTCGTAGTCATCGATACTCTCGACGAGCTCATGAGCATTGCAGAAGGTGAAGTTCTTCGCATGTGGAACCGAGACAATCCTGATAAGAGAACCAAGTCATTCAAGGCTACATACTCAGGCTTTAATGGACCTACCGATAAAGCCATTGAGATCGTGTTCAACCGCCTTTGGGATTTGAAGCGTGTCGGCGTGTCTTTTATTACAATTGGTCACACCAAAAAGAGCGATATCGTAGACCCTGTCACCAGTGAGACATATTCCATTCTGACTACTAATATGGACAAGCGCTACTTTAACGCCATGAAAAACAAAGTGCACTTCTTGGGCGTTTGTTACATCGACCGCGATATCGTACAGCAGAAGACTGGTCGTAAGAACATTGTAACTGGCAAGGAAGAAATCAAGGGCAGAATCACCGGCGAAAAGCGTGTTATCTGCTTCCGCGATGACAATTTCTCTGTTGATTCCAAGAGCAGATTCGCGGATATCGTAGATCGAATTCCTCTTGACGTAGATTCTCTGATTTCTGCTGTCACTGATGCCATCAAGAAAGAGCACGATAAAGGAACGACTTCTTATGATGACGACATGAAGAAGCAGAAAGAAGAAGAAAAAGCTGCTGAGTCAGTACACAAAGAGCGGATTAAGAAGTTCAGTCAGGCAAAACAGGATGAAGAAGACGAGCAGCATCGTGACGAATATGTTGCAGTGATTGCCGCTAAATTTCCCTCTGCCAGTACAGAAGTAAAGGCTCAGGCAAAAGAGATGCTCGCCAATTCCGGCGCTGCCAAATTCTCATCTCCTGATCTTCCGATTGCAGACTTAAAAGCCATTGCTCAACTGTTTGAATAAAAACAGAGGTGAGCAATGGCAGTAAGCAAAAAGCCGCTCAAGGGAAGAAAAGTTCGTTGTCGTGAAACAGGAGAATACGGAACTACTTTAACGTTCTATAAAGCTCCAGACGGTCACTATTACAAAGACGAACAAACCTATTTAAAACACGAACATAAATCAGAAGCCCATCGAAAGCTGATAGACGAAATCTCCGGATACATGGGTTATATTCCCGGCATGGTTTTCCCCACATGTGTTACGCAATCACTCAAAGAGTTCTCATTTTACGGTGATGATATCGTATTGGAAACACTTGAGCGCAATCGTGACAGTGTGGAGTATGCCATGCGCACGAAAACTTTTGACGGAGATATGCAACGAGCTCGGTATCTTATGGCGATTATACGGAATCATATAAATGACGTATATATGGAATCGCAAAAAAGGCAGCGCAGTCAAATTCAAGAGCCTGCAGAAAACTCCATCCCAGAAGTCTCTACAGAATTTGAAATGCAGAATATTGGCTGTGCTGCAAAAGGGAAAGATATCAGTGATTTCCTGGATCTTGATTTGGATTAACAGGGAGGTGTGTCTTATAGAGTTAAAAGATTGTTTGGCAAAAATAAACTCAAATAGAGAACAGATCGAAGCTCCATTTGTTTTTTGTCTTTGGAAAGATCCACTTCTGTACGCGGACTATGAAAAGATCAATGCAAATGGCGACGAAACGATCAAGACAAAGGACGCTCAGTTCTATTTTTACCTTGGACGAGCTTTGTACGACCAAGGATATAGGACATTCGACAACATTACTGTCAATACATATCTCAAAGATAAAGATGAAACCAGGAGAATTTTCAACGAATATGGAGGCTATCAGGAAATAGACACCTTGAAGGCCCTTGTAGATCCGGACAACGTTGAAGCTTATTTTGACAAAATTGTCAAGCTAAATCTCCTATCAGGTATGTGTGAAGAGTTTTTCAAAAACTTTTCAAACCCAACTAAGTTCGATAAGATGTCGAACTCTGAAGTATATGATTACTTCGATTACATGCTTAACTCGATCTCAATCAATACTGCCAAAGACATGAAGGTAGAAAGACTATCTTTTGATGATTCATTTGTAGAGGAAATGGATCGAGGCGAAACTGTTGGATTGTCATACGGGAAAAACTGTCCTCGTCTCAATTATCTTACTTTAGGAATCCCCCTCGGAGACCTAACAATGCTTGGCGGATTTTCTGGTTCTGGTAAATCCAGTTTTGTTTTCGAGAACATGATCCTTCCAATGGCAGAATCTGGAATCAAGTGCTGCATTATTTCAAACGAGATGCAGTCAAGAGCATATAAGATGCTTCTAACGATTCATATCCTGACAAGAGATTTGGACTATTGGAAAATCACCAGAAAGAAACTTAAAATAGGCAGTTTCGCTCCTGACCAGAAAGAGATCCTGAAAAAGGTAGCAAAGATCACACAAGAGAAATATAACAATATTCTTTTTGTCAAAATGTTCGATAACGACACTGCTCGTGTCGTGAAGACAATAAGGAAATACTCAAAGCTTGGCTATCAGATGTTCCTTTGGGACACTATGAAGTCTGACAATGACATGAATATGGAAATGTATCGTCAGCTTCTTCAAAGCTCACAAAAGGTTTTTCAGTGCGCAAGCAAAGAAAACGTCGCTGTTGTGTGTACATATCAGCTCGCCCTGTACTTGATCAATCAGCGCTATCTTGATGCAAACTGCCTATCAAACGGCAAGCAAATCAAGGAAGTGTTTTCCGAGATGATATACATCAGACCATTATGGGAAGACGAATATACAGGCGAACATTACGATTGCCACGCTTATACGAGAAACAGAGACCAAGAGGGAAATTGGGAGAAATTCACAACACCGATAACATTGGATAAAAAGAAAAAATACATAGTAGCTTTCTTGGATAAAACGCGCAACGACGAAGATAAACAACAAGTTCTCTACGAGGCCAATTTATCTTGGAATAACTGGCGAGAAATCGGATATTGCTCAATCAAGAATGAACATGCAACTACTGGAAGATGATAGGAGGTAACGTTTATGAACGCGGCTCTTCTATCACAACACGTATCCGGCAATGAAGATATGGTGTTCTCAATTTTAGAGACTCTTGGTTTTCAAAATATTACATACAACCCATACAAGAAGCAATTTAGATTTTCTCGTGATTTCGGTACAAATCCGACCAGCACAATTCTTGATTGTTCATCTCTACGTTATTACTGTTTTTCGACAGGTGGGAAAGGAAATATTTTTACTCTCATCATGGACAGAATTAAATGTTCTTTTCCTGAAAGTCTGAAGTTTTGTGCAAATGTTCTCGATTTGGATACATCAGCTTTTTCTTTAAAAGTAAAATATCCATTTCATGGATTCTATAGAGATCTTATTCCTGACAGGAATGAAGATTTCGATCTTCCTACAATCCCTGAAGAAACACTGAATCCATATCTCGGGAAATACAACACGATGTTTTTTCACGATGGGATAGATTACCTAACACAGGAATTATATCAGATTGGGTATGACGAATATTCACATCGTATCACAATTCCAGAAAGGACATTCAGCGGAGAATTATGCGGAATAATGGGAAGACTCAATGATCCAAATTGTTCGCATGCAGAACGATGGTATCCGATTATTGAATGTTCAAGGAACAAGACGTTATTTGGTCTTGTTCAAAACTATAAACGAATTGTCGAAGCAAGAACTGTTGTTTTATTCGAGTCGGAAAAGGCACCAATGCAATGTAATAGTTTTGGATGCAAGGTCGCACTTGGACTTTGTGGATGTCATGTGTCTCCTGCTCAAAAGGCAATGTTGCTATCCATGAAGCCATCAAAGATAATCCTGGCTCTCGATGAAGGATTAGAAGAAGAAAAAGTTCGATATGAGGCGAACAAGTTGGTTCAAGATAACATCATATCAAAAGTCAATGTAGGATACGTGTGGGATGCAAATCACGAAATACTGCCTGAAGGGTCTAAGAAAAACCCTGCCGATATGGGAAGAGACGCATATAAATATCTATTAACTAAGAATGTGAGGTGGATGTGATTGGGTAAAAGAGAAGAAGATCAAAGAATACAGGCGTTACATAACGAAAATGTAAATTGCTATAGCTTTTCAAAACTAAATACGATAAACAACTGCCTCTACGAAGCATGGAGAACATATGTCCTACAAGATCGTGGTCTTGGAAGTGTGTACACAAATCTTGGAAGCAGAATTCATGACACGTTGGAAGAAATCATTCACAAGCAGAAGGAAACGACAGCTCTTTTGCCAGCAATGAGATCTGAGCTGCAAGACCTTGAACTTCTTGGATTGGATTTCCCAAAAGATTTCCGTGGTGGAAATAGCATTCGTGACAAATGGATTGCAGACATGACTCACTTTTGCAAAACATTTGTTCCACCAAAAGGCGTGTTTACAACAGAAGAATTGCTTATTTATCGTGTGTCTCCTACACGTGCAATCATTGGATACTCTGACTTGATTAAACATCATACAGATAAAGTTGTTTCAATTTATGATTGGAAAACAAGTAGTGACTATAGACAAGAAGATTTATTGGAGCACGGTCGGCAGTTGACAATATATGGAATGGCATTAGAACAAGCGGGATTCACGGTCAAAGAAACCGCATGGATCATGTTGAAATATATTACTGTTGAGTATGAGTGGTATCAAACAAGACGATCAAAAAATAAAACTGTAATAACAAAAACTGTAAATCGTTCAAAGCTATTTTCTACAATACGAGACCCACTTGAATATGCTTGCCGCAACGCTGGTATGGATGAAGTAGATATAGAGATAGCAATGAGAGATTTTGAACTAACAAATATCTTGTCAGACTTATTTCCAGTATCAGTGAAAGAACAATTTCGGTTCAAACCATATGTAAAAAAGTATCCATTTACCGAAGAGCTAAAACAGGAAGCAATCAATTACATAAACAGAACTGCAGATATTTACGAATCATTGAGTCAAAGTAAAGACATTCCGTGGGATGCTAGGCCAATAACCAAAAAAGAAGAATTCTATTGTCATACACTTTGCAGTCACAGAAAAACATGTCCATATATTCAGGAATATGATGAACGAAATGTAATAAAGAAATCGTCTTCTGATGACGATCTTTTTTAATAAATGGGGGGATCAAGTGGAAAATTATCACAAACACACATGTGCTTCAAATATTTTCACGCCAGACTCTCCTGCTACCTATGATCAATACGCAAAAAGAGCTGTAGAAATCGGACACAAAACACTTTGCTCTCTCGAACATGGTTGGCAAGGAAAGTATCATGAATGCCGGGAAATTGCTTTAAAATATGGGCTCAAATTTATTTTTGGTACAGAAGCATATTGGGTCCTTGACAGACATGAGAAAGACAAAACGAACAGCCACATTGTTTTACTTGCGAAGAACGAAAATGGCCGTCAATGCATCAATGAAGTCCTGTCTACTGCTAATGAAGATGGATATTATTATCGGCCAAGACTTGATATAGATCTTTTATTATCTCTCCCCTCTTCTGATGTTTTTGTGACTTCTGCGTGTGTTGCGTTCTGGAAGTATGAGAATATCGATGAAATTATCGAAAAGCTATACGAACATTTCAAAGACAATTTCATGCTTGAAATTCAGCCACATAATACAAACGATCAAAAAGAACTTAATGCACGTATTCTTGAAATCCATAACACAAAAGGCATTCAAATGATTGTAGGGCTAGATAGCCATTACATATATCCTGAACAATCAATAGAACGTGACGAGCTTCTTGCCGCAAGCGGAACACATTATGACGATGAAGACGGATGGTATATGGACTATCCTGACGATGATACAGTGTTGCAAAGGTTTCTCGAACAAGGAGTAATACCAAAAGATTTAATTCTTCAGGCAATGAAGAATACAGAAATTGTGAGAACTTTTGACGATTACAAAAGTGAAGTCTTTGAAACCAATAGAAAGTTACCTAGCATTTATCCAGATAAAACACCTGAAGAAAAGTACAGAATTTACAATCGTTTAATCAGCAAGAAGTTTAAGGAATATATGGAAACTGTTCCACCAGAAGAATATCAGAAATATTTCGATGGTGTTCAAATGGAAGTACACACATATAGAGACACAGGGATGGTTGACTATCCCCTGCTTGATTATGAGATTGTGAAAAAGGGATTGGAGTATGGGGGCATTATCACTTCAACAGGGCGTGGCTCCGCTGTTGGCTATTTTACAAACACTCTTTGCGGGTTTAGCAAGGTTGACAGATTCAAGTCCCCAATTCCTTTATATCCAGAACGATTTCTTTCTAAGACAAGAATTATCGAAACGAACAGTTTGCCAGACATCGATCTAAATATATCTGCGCAAGAGCCGTTTGAACGTGCTCAAAAAGAGATTCTTGGAGAAGACCATGCTTATCCCATGATAGCATTTGGAACTCTGAAGAAGAAATCCGCCTTCAAAATGTACGCTCGTGCTAAGAAAGTTGATTTTGAAACTGCAAACAGAATCAGTGAACAAATTTCAAAATATGATACAGCCATTAAATACGCTGACGACGATGAACGAGATGAAATCAGTATTTATGATTTTGTAGATCCAGAATATCACGATTATGTCAGAAAAAGCGAAGTCTATTGGGGAATCATTTCTTCAAAGTCAAAAGCTCCATGTGCATATTTGCTTTATCAGGGTTCAATCAGACGGCAGGTTGGTTTAATCAAATGTAAAAGCGAGACAACAAACAAGGAGTATATAACAACAGTAATTGATGGAGCTGTAGCTGAAAAATATAAATTCTTAAAAAATGACTGGTTGATTGTAGATACAGTCACATTGACAGATGCCATATTTAAACGAATTGGTATGAAGCCAATGACAGTCAACGAATTGGCTGATGCAGTCAAAGATAATGAATCCGTGTGGAATATCTACTCTTCTGGACTTACTTGCGGAGTGAACCAGTGTGAAAAAGAATCAACTACACAGAAACTCATAAGATACAAGCCCAAAAACGTATCCGAGCTTTCTGCATTTGTCGCTGCTATTCGTCCTGGCTTCAAATCCATGTATTCGAAATTCGAAAGCAGACAACCATTCAGCTATGATGTTCCAGCAATAGATAACCTGATACAGACTA